TCTCTAAGTTTATTTATTATTTTATTAACCAAAAAAATACCCCCATAAACGCAATATAAGGCTATTACAAAGGCAGTTAATATAAAAAGCATTACTTAGCCTTTATAAACTTAATTAATCTTTTAAAATATCTTCTTGGCAGCTCTACAATTTCAACTTTTGGAATAATGTCATTGTCAATCTTTGCTTGACACTCTCCGAAGTCTTGGAAATCGTAAAACTTATTATTAGGGTTTTTATCCTCTAATATATTGGTTACTGATTCAAAGTCTTTATTTTTCATATTATCCCCTCTTTAATATAACCATTAGACAATAACTGTTTTATTTTAGTATTAAAATTTTTTTTATTACTAAAAATTTCAATATCATAAAAAGGACTATTATCTTTATGTGTTTTAATTCCATCATTAATATTAATCACATATTTAGATTTGCCTATATTATACATTGTATAAAATGATTTATTTTTCATATTATCCTTTCTTTGGTTCAAATCCTAAAATTACATTAGCCATAAAATCCCAGTAATTAGCTGCAACTTTATCTTTTAACTTGTCGCTAGGGTTAGGATCTATTGAACCCATTTTGACAGCTAATTCAACTATTGCATCGTTGTAGTATTCAATATCTAATGCAAGACCAGATAACCATTCTGACATGGCTTTAAACTTTCCAACTCTTTCAATATTCCAACCATATTCAGAATTGAAACGATCAAAAATATAATTAATTTTTTCTTGATCAGTTGTGATTGGTTTACCTTCTGAGTCTTCTTCGATAGTTGATAGAATATAATTTTTATAATTTTTTTTATATTCTGTATGATGTAGTTTAGTCATGTTTTTTTCCTTTACTGTTTTATTTTATATAATGGTTGATTAGTAACTGAACAATTGTGAACACCACTTTTTAAAAAGTTTAATGCTTCTTTTTTTGTCCAGAACACACAATTAACATTGAAGTTAAGATTATTTTTTTTATCATAACTAACTGCTTCAATCTCCCAATTAGCATCACTTCTTAACCCTCTGATGTTTCTTGGTTCACTTGTTGGTGTAACTGTTAGGCAATTATTTTTTAAGTTGCCAAAGTCGTCATATATATAGCTCATGTTTTTTCCTTCCTTTGATTCGTTGAACATACTAAATTTATACAATGTTTGTTCTATATGTCAACTATTAAACTCTAAGATTGCAAATTATTTTTAGTTCATGTTTTGTTCTTGTTTGATTACTTAAAAATTAAGTATATAGAGTCATGCAAGGAAGGATTGAAAGAATATGGAAAAAGTAAAAAAAGGCTTTGCCATGATACCCAATCAAGTCATTTATGATGATAGGCTATCAAATGAGGCAAAAGTATTATTTTGTTATATTAAGAGCTTATCCAGTAATTATAGAAATCTAAGGAACTCTAATTTGAGGTCTAAGTTAGGTTGTTCTATGAATACTTTGCAAAATGCTAAAAATCAGTTAATTAAATATGGTTACTTAGTTATTCACAGGTTATCAAGTGCTAACAAATATAGTTTAAAACTGCCTAATGATTACCCAAAAATTAAGCAATCAGACTACTTAAAAATTAAGCAACCAGACTACTTAAAATTTAATCAGTATTATAAGAGTAATAACAATAATAATAATAACAATAATAATAAAGGATTTAAAGGATTTAAGAAGTTTAAAAAATGAGTGATATATATTATTACAATAATGAACCTTTACAGCTAAGTTATAATAACACCTATAGCATGGCAGACAAGATTGAAATAATTAGTAATATACAGAATGATTTTAAAAATGGAATGTTGTCCTGGTCGCAAATGTTTTGGATTATTGATAATGCTAAGTTTGGATCTTATACTTGCCAAAGAATAGTTGACAAATTGATATTTGAAGGAAAGTTAAAAAGAAACCCAATTACACTTGACAAGAGAACATTTAACACAATTAGGAAACCTTTTGACTTGTAATCATACTATATATAGTGATATAATTACAACAGGTAAAATTCCCTCTTTTAGTTGTTTTGCCTATTAGTTAATTAACTTGACCTGGTAGGACTCTTTCCTTTCCTTTCTTTCTAAGCTCTTGCCAGGTCGCTTAATAACTTAGAATTATTATAAACTATGGCTGGAAGACCTAAAAAACTTAATAAGAAATTAGAAAAACAGATCCTTGATTTGTTAGCTGATGGACTCACAATTAGACAGATATTTGAAAAACCTGAGATTGATTATACTTGGTCAAGTTTTAGAAATCATTTAGTTAATTCAAATGAATTAATGGAGAAATACCAAAAAGCAAAAGAGTTAGCAATTGACTTAGAATTATCAAATTTAAAAGATAAAAGATTAGAACTTGAAAGTAAAATTGAGTCCGGTGAAATAGATGGCAAAGCAGGACAGAACTTAGTTAATCTTTATAAAATAATTGTTGCTAGTTCTCAATGGTCTGCAAGTAAATTAGCATCTAAAAAGTATGGAAAAGCTGCAGAATTAACTATAAAAGGTGATGATAAATCACCATTAAACATAAGTTGGAGTAAGTAATTGAATAGTTTTGATTGTATAGAATGCTTTAAAAGTATTGGTTTTATTGGTGATGTGGTAAAACAAACACACATAAAAAGTGTTATATACATATGAGCTGTTGCAAAAATATCACAAATGAGAACAAAACAGCAACATGGTCGATAACGATTAATTATCAGAAATAATTACTAGCGATAACATTTCTTATCGTTAGTAATAATTCCTTGATTTTTGGTTCTTGGTTTACAATCTGGGGGGTTTTATTTGAGGGTGTCCCCTGATTTTTGGTTACCGGTTAAATAAAAATTAATATATGGTATAAACACATGGACGATAGATTTCTAAAAACAATAATCTTTATTATGAAAGATAAAAACACTAAGAAACCAATTGTGATTACACACTTTCAAGGTTTTGAAAACAGCGAAGAAGCTGAAGACTTCTCCGAATTCCTTAAAACTCAATTCGTCTTGCCAGACGACTATCCTGATGCTGATACAACTATTCATTGAAACTAAAGAGGGGGGTTTTGTTTTAAAATGAAACAAATCGTAATTCCTTACAAACCAAGAGAAATCCAAAATTTTTTGCATGATAAATGCGATAAGAACCGATTTAATGTGGTCATTGTCCATCGTAGAGGGGGTAAGACTGTATTTGCTATCAATCACTTAATTAAGGCTGCTCTAACGAACACTAAACCCTATCCTAGATATGCTTTTATCTCTCCATACCGACTGCAAGGTAAATCTACAGCTTGGGACTATCTCAAACAATTCTCAGCTGCCATACCAGGAACAAAATTCAATGAGTCAGAACTAAGGGTAGATTTCTCAGTTAATAATAGTCGTATTCAAATTATTGGAGGTGAGAATAGTGCTGCAATTAGAGGACAGTATTTTGATGGGATAGTTTGCGATGAAACTCAAAACCTTTCGCCAGACCTTTTTGATACCATTTTAAGACCAGCACTTTCAGATCGTAAAGGGTTTGCAATATTCATAGGTACACCGATGGGGAGAAACTGGTTTTTTGAATTACATGAAAAAGCTAAACACAATAAAGATTGGTTTACCAAAGTGTTCAAAGCTAGTGAAACTAAGATTATAGCTCAAGAAGAATTAGATGCTGCCAAATCCACAATGTCGCCAGAGGCTTATGCTCAAGAGTTTGAATGTTCATTTCAAGCTGGAATATCTGGTTCTTATTATGGTAAGACAATGGAGGAATTAGAAGCCAAAGGACAGATTAAAAATTTTGATATTGACGAAAATTTAGAGGTTGAAACTTGGTGGGATTTAGGAATGAACGACAGCACAGTAATCACCTTTGCTCAGCGACATGGTGATGAGATTAGAATTATTGACTGCTATGAGAATTCTGGTGAGGGATTAGAGCATTATATGAATGTCATAGATGACAAAGGATATAACTATTCTAAGCATATAGCACCCCATGATATTAGAGTTAGGGAGATTGGCACTAATAAATCTAGGTGGGAAACAGCTAAAGAAATGGGACTAGAATTTGACATCGCACCCAAACTTAGTATAGAAGATGGTATTGAGCAAGTAAGACGAATGTTACCGAAGTGTTACTTCCATAAAAACAATTGCAAAAAACTCATTGAGGCATTAAAATCATACTGCAAACGATGGGATGAAAAAAATAATTGTTTTAGGAATAAACCCCTCCACAATTGGAGTTCACACTTTTGCGATAGTATGAGATATGGTGCAGTAACTGAGCCTGTTCAAAGATCCGATTGGAATAAACCAATTCCAGTTGATACAAATTATATAGTTTAATATGGCAAAAAAAATTACCGAATTATCAGATCCTAAATTAAGAAGTTTACTTTCAAATCAAATTGAAGGTGCTTTAGGTTATTTAGGTGGACAGCTTTCATCATCAAGAAGAAAATCTTTAGAATATTATTTAGGCGATAAACTTGGAACAGAAATAGATGGTCGTTCACAAGTGGTATCAACCGATGTATCAGATACAATTGAAAGTATCTTACCAAATTTATTAAGAGTGTTTACTGCAAGTGATAATGTAGTTCGTTGCGATCCGGTAACTGCCGAAGATGTACCTCTTGCCGAACAAGCCTCTGCTTACCTCAATCATGTTTTCTACAAAGACAATAATGGTTTCCAATTACTTTATAATTTTTTCAAAGATGCACTAATTGAAAAAAATGGTTTTTTAAAAATTTATTATGACGAAAGTGAAAAAGTAGAATTCGAAACTTATAAAAATTTATCCAAAGCTGAGAAAGATGCTTTGATGGACTCTAAAGATGAAATCGAAATTGTCGAAGAAGAAGAAATGGAAGATGAGTCTGCCAAAGAAGAATTTGAAAAAGTGTTAGAACAATACGAAGCTAGAGGAGTAGATACAACTCAAGTTCAAGAACCAGATTTCACATTATACAATTGCAAAATTAAACGAACAAATAAAACTGGTAAAATTAAAATTGAATCTGTCCCACCTGAAGAATTTTTAATTGACAGAAATGCAAAGTCAATTGACGATGCTGATTTCGTTTCTCACAAAGTATTAATGTCAAGATCAGACTTAGTAGCGATGGGATATGACGAAGAAGATGTTGCAAGTTTACCTACCTCAGATGAAGATATTTATAATACTGAAGAAATTGTTAGACAAAGAAATATTGACGAATACCCAATTGACAATGCAACCGATAGCTCAACTGAAAAAGTTTTAATTTATGAGTCTTACATAAAATACGATTATGATGAAGATGGAATAGCTGAACTTAGAAAAATTATTTCTGCAGGACAAGATGGTTCTATGGTTTTAGAAAATATGCCTTGCGATAATATTCCATTTGTAACTATTACTCCAATTCCAATGCCACATAGATTTTATGGTCGTTCAATATCTGAGTTAGTTGAAGACATCCAATTAATGAAATCTACTGTTATGCGTCAGTTGTTAGACAATATGTATTTAACAAATAACAACAGAGTAGCAATCATGGATGGTATGGTTAATATGGATGACTTATTAACGACTAGACCTGGTGGAGTAGTTAGAACGAAACAACCACCAAGCCAAGTGATGCAGCCTTTACAAGCTCAACCGATTTCACAACAAGCCTTTCCAATGTTATCTTACTTAGATTCTGTAAGAGAAGCTAGAACTGGTATTACAAAGTCTGCTCAAGGTTTAGATGCAGATACATTAAATTCAAAAACTGCAACTGGTGTAAATACTTTGATGACGCAAACACAAATGCGTTCAGAATTGATTGCTAGAATATTTGCAGAAACAGGTGTTAAAGATTTATTTAGAAAAATATTTGAGCTTATGGTTAAGTATCAAGACAAAGAAAGAATTGTTATGCTTAACAATCAATATGTACCGGTTAGACCGACTGAATGGAAAGATAAATTTAATATTAATATTGTAGTAGGACTAGGTACAGGTTCTAAAGAACAACAAATCTTACTTTTAAACAACATCCTTGAACGACAACTTCAAGCCTTCCAATTACAAGGTGGAAAAGAGATGCCAATGGTTAGTTTAAAAAATATGTATAACACTTTATCTAAAATTATTGAGAACGCAGGTCTTAAAAATGTGGATAGCTACTTTGTTAATCCTGATATAGGCAAGCAAATGATGCCTCCACCACAACCACCACCACTAACTCCAATTGAAAAAATTGAATTTACTAGAATTGATGCTGAGAATAAGAGAAAAATTGCTGATCTTGAGTTACAATACCAAGAACTACAACAAAAATCTCAACAAATGCAGTTAGATTTTGAAGCTAAGATAAAAGAAATCGCTTTAAAATATAATACTCAGCTTGATACAGCAAAAATTAAAGCAGATGCTGACTTGGATAAGATGATGATGTCAAATCAATCCAAGATTCTTGAAAAAGCACAACAATCTGCTAATATGTTTACTAAACAGGTACAAGGATTAAATGGAAACCAAAGACCAGGTGAGGAGATCGGAAGAAATCAGCCGATCCAACCAAGCCAAACAGATATTGGAGAATAAAATTTTTGTAGAGGCAATAGATTCTCTAAAAAAACTTTATTCTGAAGCACTACTTGAAAAAACTGGTGCTAAAGAAAGCGATACCAGAGAAAAACTTTGGATTGCTTATAATGTTGTTGGAAAAGTTGAACAACATCTTCATACTGTAATCGAAACAGGGAAACTTGCAGAGAAACAGTTAGAAGATTTTAGAAAACAACAACTGCAAAAAAAATTTTAACCCATCGGTTAGAATAAATCAAAGCCAAGTCATAAGACAGCTTAACCAATAGGAGGAC